CCCACAAATCAGAAGCGAAGGCTGTACGGCCTTGTAAAATCCCGTGAATTGCTGGGACGTCTTTCAGAGATAATCAGCAGCCAAGCCTACCCAGGAATGGGTTTGAAGGTTCAACGACTAGGATATACCCGCCAGAACGGTGGATGAAATCCGTAGGGCTCAAGTGAGCTCGAAGCTCGGGACACCTGTGAAGGTGATGATATAGTCTCGACTGCATGGTGACATGTAGATGTTCTTTGCCGAGAACATACTGGAAAATATTATGCAAATTAAAAGAATAGATGACACTGCGATTGCAAAGCATTTTAAAGTAAATCGTGGCTCAATATATCAAGTGCGCTCAGGAAAAACTTGGAAGAACTACTAACGTAACAACTCGGCAAAGAACTGGTTTTGCCTAACGAGCAAGACTGAAGAAAATCGATACGATGAGATAGCCGCCGCCACATTTAACGATCCCCGATTCAAGAAGATCAATGAGAAGTTAGGTCTTTCCGAGAAAGATTTACGCAAGGCTGCTAAGGCTCAAAACATGGTGACCTTCTACGGCGCTGGCGAAAGGACGGGAATACTCAACGTTGAAGGCAAGTTGGCCAAAGCTCTGGAAAGAGACACTGACACCCTCGTGGTGAGAGCTTCTGAGAGGGACACCGTACTGAATGAAATTTCCGCAAGAGCCGCAAGGTACGATCGCTTTGATCCTGAAACCGCAGCGGCTCTGAGAAGACTGCGTCAGGACACCCGAGACGTCTTCAACAAAGGCTTGGACCCCGGAGATGAAATCATGGAGCAACTGTGGTTCCTGGACCCTAAGACTCGCGATCTGGTGGAGAAGATGTCCAAGAACTATGAGAGGGTGGTGACGCCCGACGACTTCAAAGAGATCGCCAAGATAATGAGCGAAGAGTTGGCGGAGCAAGTCCCCATCTTGAAGGATTTCACCAAGTTCTTCGGCAGGTTGGCCGAGCAGTATTTGATAAACTCCAAGCCTTCCAAAGCAGCGTTTGACTTCAAGAAAATCGCGGAGGTCGCCGCCCTGGGTCCCGGAGAGACGGGCTTTAAGTTGCCCAAGATTGTCGCCAGAATGCTTGACATGAACCCTGAGCGCACTTACTCCAAGGACCTTATCGAACGCCTTCCTTTCTGGAACAAAGACGGGATCATGTCCAAGATACTTTTCGGCGTTGATCCCGCAACCAATCGAAGAACCGGCGTTACGTTTCTCAGGAAAAAGTTGCTGGGGCTGACGATTTCCGAAGGGTTTGAAGTTCTTTTTGCCAATAAGCTTCCGAAGAGCTGGACCAATGTGCCCTGGGTTAATTTCGACGGAAAGACGATTGAGCAAAACTTCACTCAGACCTTTGAAGAACGCTTATTGTACCGTGACAAAGACGGAAAGTGGATAAACAACATCGTGCAAGTTCCTCAGAAGACGGAAACAACGTGGTGGGATGCTCTGACCGGCGAGACCGGAAAGATCAACGACATAGCGGACGCCACCAAAGCACGTACAGCTTTTGCCGTCAACGGTAATCACAGCAACGATGCGGTCATCGTGAAGAAATTCCATCTGTGGGGTGCTAAGAACGATATCCCCACCTCGACCATTCACGACGCTTTCTTCACGAATGCCGCGAAGATGCTTGAAGCACGAAGAGCTCTCAGAGGAATCTACGGAGAAACTCTCGACAACAACGTGATCGAGATGACGTTGAAAGAGATGCTCAAACGAGGGCTCCCGCGTGCGGTTTACGACGCTTACTATCAAGAAGCCGTGGAGAAGGGACTCATCCCTGTCGCGGGCAAATCAACGGTGGGAGGCAGACTTCTCAGAGAGGAAGACATCTTACAAAAGTCAGACATCCTGGAAGATATTCCGGAAGGCTTCAAATCAAATCGTAGTTGGTATGGCGTTGGGTAGTCTTTCCACCGGTCAATTTTATCGCGACATAAGATCAGTCGAGCCCGTTAAATTAAAGGAAAGAGTTGGACTCTTGACGTTACACTAAAATTTACACAGGAGTGTAGTTAGTTACTGTTGCTATTTACAACAATAATGAGCTCGTCACTCCTGAAAATGACATATAGTGGGGGAATTTATCGCAAATTCTCCCATGCTTATTCTTTTACCACAGAAGCTGTGCTTCACATTTATTGAGTTGTACTCAGAGGAAGATTATGGACACTAATGACCCGAACAATCCCGGACAAAACGATGATGAACTAGATACTACTGCGGCCACAAACAAAGCGCAGGAAGATGACAAAAGCGGTGAAGGCAAAAAGGCGAAAGCGACTGAGATTCCTGCAGATGTTCTGAAGAAAGCCGTGGACGAAGCTCTCGCACCCATCAAGGCAAAACTTGACGACGCCTACACCAAACGTGATGAAGCTTTGGCCAAATCTGCGGAGCACGAGCAGAAAGTCAAAGATATTGAACGTGAACGGATGCGTGAACAGGGCAAAGAAACTGAGGCCTTGCAGAGCGAGCTTGAAGAACTTCGAGCTAAAGACAAGACCAAAGACGGCAAAATTATTGAACTGACCCGCAACATGGAAGTCAATAGTATGCTGGCTGGACTTGAATTCCGTAACGACAAGTCACGTAAAATGGCTTTTGAAGAAATTGTCGGCGAATTGGTGCAGGACGAGAATGGCAACTGGAAACACAAGTCGGGTTCAGACCTGAATAAGTTTGTCAGCGACTTCTCCCAAGACGAAGATAATTCATTCTTGTTCAAATCTAAAGAATCCAGCGGTGCCGGTTCACTAAGTCCGAAACCATCATCTCCTTCCGCTAATACGGGCTCTCTGTTTGAACTAAGTCAAGACGAGGTTCTCAAGCGGGCACAGGAGGGAACTCTAAAGAAACGCTAAGGAAATAAAACATGTCTGTTACCACCAACCTGGCGGGTGCCAGCAACGACGTTCTACAAGACGCACTATCCGCGTACTCTGACGAAGCTTACACAAATGCCCGGAAACTCTCCGGAACAGCTATTGTGGGCGGCAATCCGCTGATCGACAAAAACACAGAAACTTTTGTCGGCCAGATGCGCTGGTTCAAGCCCCTGAACGCGAACATCAACGTAGCTTCCCTGACTGATCCTTCCGAAGGTACGGTCACCAGCTACAGCACCGATTACCTCAAGTACATCAAGACCGTCCGCACACACGGCGCGAAGAAAGTCAACATGCAAGAAGTGGTCACTCAACGTGACGGTCTGGCCAAAATCGGTCGCGACTTCGGCGAAACTCAGGCGCAAGATGAGCACAATGGCATCCTGTCCGTACTGAAAGGCGTTGCACTGTCTGAAGCCATCAACGGCGCAGCCGCAGGTTCAGGCGCAGCAGGTCTTGGCGGTCAGACGTTTGAGAACGATCCCTCAGACTCCAAGTACGGCTTCTACGTCGACTTAGGCGCGTCCGCTCCTGTAGTGGCTGCCAGTTCGGCAAACCAGGGCGCTGCTCGCGCAGAAGCTTTCCTGCAAGCGTTTGGCATGGCTTTCAAAGATTACGAGCCCGAGTTCGCTTACCTGATCACCACTCCGGAAGTTTACGCTTCCCTGCGTTCAGCCAACTTGGTTGATCAAGATCGTGTTACCGACGGCAGCGTCACTTTCAACACCATCTTCCAGGGCAAGTTCCGCCTGATCCAGACTCGTGCGTCTCAAGGTCTGACCAGCGCAGAGCTGACTAAGCTGAACTCCGGCGTAGGTGTGGACGTTGTGGGTACGAAGACATCCTTCATCGTTCTTCCGGGCGCGCTGGCTATGGAAGACCTTTCCGTGCCGATGCCGACCGAAATCGAGCGTAAAGCAGCCACGTATCAAGGTGGCGGTGAAACCGCAATTTGGCGTCGTTGGGGCTACGTCCTCGCGCCAGCCGGTTATGACTGGGTAGGCAGCGAAGAAGCATTCCCTTCCGATCTGACTTATCGCTACGCAGTGGAGGCGGGCACTCCGAAGTCTTTCACTGATGTGACTTCAGCTACATTGGCCGACACCACCGGTACTTGGAAGCGTAAGACTGCCTCCGCATTGTCTCTCGGCATTTTGCCCGTTTTCCATTCATAAAAGGAGATTGCCATGAGTCTCGTCAAAGGCGTTAATTCTCTGGTGCTTCCCTCGGAAGCTGATGAGTACTTTTCGACACGTGTTGATAGTGAGGCTTGGTTAACTGCCGATTATGCTAGAAAGGCATCTGCCCTCGTCACTGCAACAGGTATCTTTGATGAGCTCAGCTGGATTGGCGTTTCTGCCAGTGATACCCAGCTTCTGGCATTTCCAAGAAAAGGTAGTTATCTTGACCCCAAACTGGGACGGCTAGTGGTTCTTGACGGAACCATCACACCCACCAGAGTGTTGACCGGAGTGTTTGAACTCGCTCTGCACCTTCTGAACAACGAAGGGTTAATGAACGACACGGGCGGCATCGACTCTCTAAAGCTCAGCGGTATTGAGCTTAAGCAGATAAAAACGGTGTCAACTTTGCCGTCGGCCATCAAGCGGATTGTTCGACCTCTTTTGGTCAACAGTGGGGCGAGCACCTGGTGGAGAGCTAACTAATGGCCTACGCAGCCTTGATTGATGCAAAGCTTGCACTAGCTTACAGACAGTTAAAAGATTTGGCGGAACCGGTGGTCTTTATAAGAACTGAAGTCACAGCTTTTGACTTTGGATCTGCGGAGCCCACCGTGAAGGCCGAACCCGATCGTGAAATTTCAGCCGTGATTCTTGAAGAGACTAGAGAGAAAGGCGTAAAAAAGATGCAACTGCTTTTTAAGACGGTTGATATACCGGCGCTCTCAGGTTTCGATCAAGTAAGAATCAAAGGGGAAGTTTGGACGGTCGGCCCTGCCGTGCACCAGCGCAGATACACTACTCTGTTAGACCTCGTTTCAGGAGGTGAAAATGGGTAGATACACTGACGCTCAACAAGATATCTTTTCAGTCTTCGCGACAAACGAATGGAAAAACGAAGGGATCGCAACACACCCTTCTTTAATTGTCCCTGACAATCCTGGGCAGGAATTTATCCGAATTTCGGTAGTCCCTTCTGACACAGGCATCAACACGAAGTCTCTGTCAGGACTGCTGATGATAGACATCTTTGCTGCTAAAGTCAAAGGCCCTAAAAGGCCAATGGAAATCGCTGACGTACTGGACAGACACTTAAATTCTAAGTCCGTTCAGCTCTCTTCCGGAACGACTCAATTCATGAGCAGCAACACAGGTAGACCTACACAGGATAAAGACGATCCTGCATTGAGCATGACGCTTTATTCGATAGCTTTCAATTACTTTGGAGAAAGGTAAATGGCTCAAATTACTTCTATCGGCGCAGGCATTTTCTCAGACCTTGCCGTCGCAGCACCCGCAACAGTAATGTCACAGAGTGCTCTTGCAGCTCTTGACACAGCCTCAGAATTCCAGGCGCTGTTCGATTCCGAGATCGCATCTGACGGCGGCCTTAAAGCTCCCGGCACTTTCGTCCGTTTCGTGAACGTTCGTGAGTTTCCAGCGATGGGTACTCCGCCTAACGTTGTCAACGTCCCGGTTTACGGTTCGAAGAC